TTTTACAACTGCAAGAGGTAATGCAAACTTTGCAACTAACCTTGCGGCAAGTGACACAGATGATTTAGCAGAAGGTGCTACTAACTTGTACTTTACTAATGCAAGAGCAAGAACTGCTTTAAGCGTAACTGCTGGAACTGGTCTTTCTTACGATAACACAACTGGTGTATTTAACTTAGCTGCTATTCCAAACGCAAGTCTAACAAATAGCTCAATAACTATTAATGGTCAAGCGGTATCTTTAGGTGGTTCAGTTACTTTGACTACAACAAACATTGCTGAAGGAACTAATTTATATTGGACAGAGGCAAGAGGTAACTCTAATTTTGCAACTAATTTAGCTGCATCAACAACAACTAACTTAGCAGAGGGTACAAACCTTTATTACACTCAAGCGAGATTTGATACTGCGTTTGGTAATAAGAGTACAACTAATTTAGCTGAAGGAACCAACCTTTACTATACACAAGCAAGATTCAATAGTGCTTTAGCTGCAAAGACAACTACAGATTTAGCAGAAGGCACAAACTTATATTACACAGATGCTCGTGCAAGACTTGCATTATCCTCAACAGCGACTGGTTTAACTTACGCTAACAATAGTGGTATATTTAGCTTAACTGCTGGTTATGCGATTCCTACTACGGTTAAATTAGGCCAATACGATATAGCCTACAATCGTTCTATCGTATCTGCTGCAGTAAGCGGTACAACAACAAAAACTTTATCTTTAACTCAGCAAGATGCAAACGTAGTTACGGCTACTTGGACTGATTTAGGGATAACAACAATAAACGGAACTGCAAATCAAATTGCAGCTACAACTGTAGGTAACACTACAACACTTGCATTTACTAATGACGTTACAATGCCAAACAACTTAGTTGTAAGTGGTAACTTAACCATCAATGGTACTGCAACTTATGTAAACACAGAATCAATATCTTCTAAAGACCCATTATTTGAGGTAGCTAATACTAACAATACAACAGATGCGGTTGACATTGGATATTATGGTAGATACTATGATGCTGTTCAAGAAAGAGTAGAGTTTACTGGTTTATTTAGAGATGCTTCTGATGCTGGTAAGTTTAAGATATTTACTGGTTTAGTAGATGAACCTACAAACGTAGTTAACACTACTGGAACTGGTTATACAGTTGCAACTTTAGTTGCTAACGTAGATGGTAATCTAAATGGTACTGCAAACGCTGCAAACATTTTATCTACTGCAAGAACAATAGCTGCAAGTGGAGATGCTACATGGTCAGTTAGCTTTAATGGCTCTGCAAACGTATCATCTGCCTTAACTTTAGCTAACACTGGTGTTACTGCAACAACTTACGGAACTTCTACTGCTGTACCTACAATCGCTGTAGATAGCAAAGGTAGAATTACAAGTGCTTCTAATACAAACATTACTTTCCCAGTTACAACTGTAAACGGACAAGCTGGAACAGTAGTTTTAACAACTTCAAATGTTGCAGAAGGTAGTAATCAATACTTTACTACTGGTAGAGTAGCAGCTTATTTAACTGGTGCTATTTCAACAGTATTAACTACTGATTTAACTGCATCAAGAGCAGTTGCTTCAAATGCAAGTGGAAAGTTAGTTTCTTCTGGAACTACTGATACTGAATTAGGATATCTTAGTGGTGTAACAAGTGCTGTTCAAACTCAATTAAATAGTAAACTTAATTTGACTGGCGGTACATTAACTGGTGGATTAAGTGGAACTACTGGAACTTTTAGTGGAATTTTAACTACTCCACAAGTAAAAGCTGCAACAAGTGCTGGTTTAAGTATCAATGCAAATAGTGGTACACAAGTAGCTGATTTTGGAGCTGGAGGTAGTGCTAATATAACTTTCTTTGGAGGTTTAGCTGGTACTTCTGCAACATTTAGTTCTACCTTGGGCGTTACTGGTGCTTTAAGTGGTACAAGTGCTACGTTTAGTGGTGATGTTGCAATCGGTACAGCTATTGTTAGTGGAACTGGTAATTTACAAGTAGGGGGTTCTTCAAATGGTTCATTATTTGCACAACAAGGAACTGATACAGTTAGAATGGGGGTTAGGGCAAGTGGTAGAACTGGAATTGTTTTTGATAGTTCAAATGCTACTTTCACAAGTAGAATGTGGTATATAGATAACGTAGGAGCAAATGGTAGTTTAACAATAGGGAGGTCTGGTTTAGATGTTTTAACTTTTAGTAATGGTGGTAATTTAGGATTAGGAGTTACACCGAGTGCGTGGACTTTAAAAGGATTTGATATATCTAATGGTTCACTTTTTGGAGATACTAATAATGTAGGTTTAACTCAAAATGCATTTTATGGCAGTTCTTGGGTTTACAAAAATAATGGTACTGCTGCTAATTATATTGTTGTAGGAAATGAACATCGTTGGAATATCGCCCCTTCTGGAACGGCAGGTAACACTATAACATTTACCCAAGCAATGACTTTAAGTGCAAGTGGTAGATTGGGAATCGGAACGAGTAGTCCAAGTAACAAACTAAGTGTATTTGAAAGTGGAGCAAGTGCTATAACAATTGTAGATATTAGTGGTGGGTCTTCTGGTGCAGCAGTATTACAATTATCTGCGGGTAAAGTTTTAAGTAGTACAAGTTTTGATTTAATTCAAAATTCAGCAGGAGCATTTATCAATCAAAGAGATAATAACCCATTAGCTTTCTTTGTAAACGGAGCCGAACGAATGAGTATCACATCGGCTGGCAATGTAGGAATCGGAACGAGTAGTCCATCTGTTAAATTACATTTAAGAACTGATGATGTATATGCAGCCGTATTTAACACAAATGTTACAGCATCTTCATCAACAAGAATTTCAATAGGTGGATTTGAAAATGAAGGTGGGGGTGTTAATGGTTCAGTTGCAATAGGATGTTTGCACAATCACGCTTCAACTGTACTTAGTTCAATGGCATTTTACACCAATGACGGTACTTTTGCCGAAAGAGCAAGATTTACATCTAATGGCTATTTTAAAGCAAGTAATACATCAAATTATAATAATGCAGGTAATTTCCATGAGTTTAGCACTAATAATAATAATTCAGTTGTTTTATTAAATAGACATACAGGAACTAGTCCTTTTGGTTATGAAATAATTTATTCTGGAACATCACCTAATGCAGCTTCTAATCAATATTTATATTTTAGTGATACTACTGCTGCTAGATTATATGTTAATTCTAATGGTGGTATTGCTAACTTTCAAGCTAATAATGTTAATTTATCGGATGAAAGAACTAAAAAAGATATTATTCCTTTAGAATCTTATTGGAATAAGTTTAAAGCTATTGAAATTGTAAAATTTAAGTATAAAGACCAAACTCACGATGACTTTAACATAGGGGTAATTGCACAACAAGTAGAAGCGATAGCACCAGAGTTTGTTGATGTAGATGGATGGGCTAGACCTAAATTAGATGAAGAAGGTAATGAAATAGTAACTGATGAAGAACCATTAAAGGCAATCTATACTGCTGACTTGCATCACGCTACTATAAAAGTGCTTCAAGAGGCTATGGCTAAGATTGAAACTTTAGAAGCTGAAATGGCAATATTGAAAGCTAAATAATTTTACCTAAATTTGTAAAAATACCAACTATGAAAAAGATTGAATTAAACGAAGAGCATTTAAAGTCATTAGAGGCGTTTATAAACACTATTCCTACAGCCTATGGATTACCATTGCTGAAGTTCTTTGGTGAGCTAAATGAGGCTCAAAATGGCCAACAAACGGATTCTAAAGAAGTAGAGGTAGAAGGATAATGAAAGACTGCGGATATGCTATACGAAAGGCTTATTTCGACAAGATAAATGCTAACAACTACGAGTTATCGGTATATGATACCATAGCTCCAGATGGTGCCGAGCCTCCATTCTTGTTGATAAGCTCACAGACATCAGTAGAGAATAGCGACAAAACAAGCTATAACTTTGATGTAAGCATACAGTTTGACATAGTGTATAGGACATTTAAGTCTGGTGAAGTAGGCCAAAAAGCCGTAGATGAATGGGCTAATGGCTTATTGGAAATCATAGGAGTAGCTCCTGCAGATTACCCAAATGCTTCTCCAGATTTCAAAATAGTTACAAGGAATATGGTATCAAACCAGGCTACTTTTGACTATGTAGAAGAAACATATATTTTTAGAAGAGTTATTGTGGTAGACCACTTTGTAACTCAAACAGTATAAAAGATTAAAAAACAAACAATTAAATATTAAAAATTAATATCATGGCTACACAATCGGTTTTTAACGGCACTTTATTAGTAGTAAAAGTAGGTGGAGTAGCAGTAGCTCACTCTACATCTTGCTCTTTATCAGTATCAACAGACTTACCAGACGCAACTACAAAAGATAGTGGTGGATGGGCAGCTCAAATTCAAGGACTTCGTTCTTGGTCAGTAACTACAGATGGCTTAGCGGTAATCGAATCTGCTGCAGCTGGTGTAAACGTAGAAGATTTATTTTCTTCTATTAGTACAAGAACAGACGTATCTTTGACTTTCTCTACTTTCGTAAGTGGTGACAAGATTTGGACTGGAACTGCAGCGGTTGAGTCTTTAGACTTTACTGGTGACATGGAATCTCCAGCTACTTTCTCTGCATCATTCACTGGAACTGGAGCATTAGTGATGACTACCAACGCATAAACTAAAAACCAAAATATATGAGAGGACAATTTAACCTATCACTTTCTGATGGTAAGGTAATACCGCTACGTTTCTGCACATGGTCTCTAAAGAGATTC